ATCTCAGCCACGTTCTGAATGGTACGCACTTCGTTGATAATGAAGTTGGCACCATCGTCTCCAATTGCCTGATCGTACTCGGACTCGATAATGAAGCTCGGGTACTTACCGCGAACACGAATGCCTTTCTGACCGCGTATATCGACGCCCGGAATAGGTAAGCTCAACGGATCAGCGCCGTGACGCAGAAGCTTCAGGTTCTTGGATGTCACAATCGCATCGACGACAACGCCTTTCAAGTTGGTTCGTTGAGAACCTACTGAAACACGGCTGTCGTACATGGTAACTTCAATCTCTATACCAGATGTGAGCTGACCGTTGAACAGAAGTCGATTGTCTTCCAGCGTGTAGTTGTTTGCGTGAACGTGAATACCTGACTGGGTTACCTCGACATAGTCGGTAGACTGAGGACTCATCGGCAGGACCAAGAATGAGGTCTGGTCGATAAGTACTTCGGAGTGCGTGTGAATCTTCGTACTGTAACCTTCTTCATCGATGTTTCGGAAGGTGCGAATTTCCACAGGACGCCCGCTTGAGATAGAAGCCAGTGTCTTGATGCGATTTGTGGCAGGATCGTAAGTGTACGAAGATACCAACTGACGAACGCCAGATACGTATACCTTGATGTGGTTGGCATCTTTAACCGGCTGCTTCAGTTCAACGTCCAGAGTAGAACCGTTACCGACTTCGTGTTGCACTTCTATATTAAGACGAGCGCCGTTTGACGAGATACGGTTGAACATACGGAGCTCAACAGGTATATCAGGATCGATATACTCGATGAACTCCAGCTCATTGGCACTGATGTCGAAAGCGGATTTGTGCTGACAGACACCGCCGAGCATTGGCTGTACGTAGTTACCGTTGTCTATCTCATACGTACCCATCGGGAAGCGACCTGTGTCACCAGTACCGACGCTCATCATAGTGACAAGCTCAAGGGTTGACGGTTCGGAGTACAACGTATTCAACACGGTCACGTTGTTGGCAGGTGGTGCCCAAACTGGTTCAGATGAAGAACCTCGTGTGATTACCCAGTGACTCGGAATGCCTTCCATATCAGGGTAATTACTCTTGATAGAAGCACCAGCGTTGGACAACCATACAGCTACGATTGAGCTGGTAGAAAGTCCGGAAATAGATGACTTCAACGTAGCTTCAGTACCGACACCGCTGGCTGAACGGGTATGTCCGATGCCGCTACCTTCAACAACATGAACTATCAGTTCGGCTTCATCACCGAAATCCAACCCAGGGAACGTCAGAGAATTGCCGTTAACAGAAGACGGGTTGCCGAAGAAGATACGGCTGTGATCTGTGAAACCCCACTGGTAAGGTCCGCCAGAGTACTTCATGGCGATTACCGGGGTGTAGCTGCCGTCAGGGTTCTGCTTACCGTTCAGTACACTAATGACATTGAACAGGCTGTCAGCAGGTGCTTGCAGTTGCTCAAACTCAGGTGTCGTCGGTATGGACGAGTGATCACCCACTGTAACGTTAAGTGTAGTCAGGTCACCGCGGTTGGTAACGAGATACACATGGAAGCGAACTGTTTCGTTCGCTGCCAGCACGTAAGGTGTTTCAAATACCGCACGACCAAGCAGGATACCAGAAGACAGGTAGACACCTACTTCAAAGACAGTAACATCTTCGGGAATCTTGTATCCGGGAATCTCCAGTACGAACAGCGCCGTTTGCTTGGAGTGTACTTCGACGTGGTGGATAGTACCGCCAACAATCTCATCACCGAGAATGCCTTCCATGTCGATCTTATTCGGGTTCTGGTTAGATGAACCAAACTTGAAAGAAGTTGCATCTACGAGCAGACCGCCCGCAGATGCGTTCACCATAGCCTGAAGCCCTACATCTGAGAGTTTTAGAATATCCTTAAACATGCGCTTAACCTTCAGTCATCGGAGTTGCTGTACGGCAGGAGTTACACCAATGAACGGAGCCTATGGCGATACGTGCCACTGTCATTGCAGCACTGCACTTAGGGCAGATTCCTTCGACATCGTTGTTTACCGCATTGGCGGCAACGGCTTCCATATCACCGGAAGCTTCTGCTTTGTTCGATTCCGGTTGCTCAAATATGCGAATGTACTTTGAGGACATGATTAAGATTCCTTGTAGGTTGTACGGAAGCTGATTTCACCCAGTCCCGCAAAGTCTGATCGATATAAGTACCAGTCTGAAACTTGGCCTTGTGAATCCGTACGTTGAATGACGATAGGTCCGAACTGATTACCGATACCCCCATCATCAGGCCAACTCGCTCCATCCCAACCGCCTTCAAGTTCATTGGACAAATCGAAGAAGGTTATCTCACCGACGCCTACTGGGATACAGAAATACAAGTATTCCATATCACCGGACAGTAACGTGAACTCAAAACCGCTTTGATACGAGTCGAGAGTGTTTTCCAGAACAGCGAGTTCTTCTTCTGTGTCGATACCGATAGGGCCAACACCATACACTATGGAGAGTGCTTCTGACATAGACACCTGAACGACCAACGTATCGGTCACGGTTTCGTAATCTTCGGTGTAAGTAGCCTGTATGGTGAACATAAAGTCTGAGTCGGTTTGTGTGACTGCAAGACGACCGCCAGAAGTCAATGTTACCTTATCTTGATTATCCACAAGAGTCCAAGTGGCAGTAACAGGACGAGAGCGACCATCAGTGTAGAACAAGGTGGCTTCGTAAAGTATCGGGTCTGTGTTATAAATTACAGAGGGACCTCGAATAACAAGAGAATCTATAGTGGGATTTCCCACCGATACGATGCTTATTACCTTGGAGGCCGTCACTGTCTCATTACCGCAAGTGTATGTCGAAGTTAATGTACCTGTCACACTCTTACCGTTAACGGACAGGACGTTACCGTACTGGTCAACACGAGCCACGTTCGGATCGATGTCGAGCGTCCAGTCGCCGGATACCTCTGTCTCTTCGTCACAGTTGGCGAATATGATCGCATGACCGTAACTACCTGTTTCGTCAGAATTGAACGTATCGGGTCCTATGATACGGGAAGTGAGGACCTCAGGCATCTGATCGTAAACGTACGGTTTAACGGTCACTACAAACTCCGCCACCTCCTTGAAGTAACGCGCTCGAACGATTGCCTTTGTCTCTACATCGACAGGGCGACCTTGGACAACGCCAGGGCTAACGACATCAACCATAGCTTCGTCGTCATTGGCTTCGTCGAACGGTAGTGTTTCCCAGACGGGTTGAGCTTGCTCTGTGGAACCATCGGAGTACACTGCGGTAGCGGTCAAGAAGATACGTTCACCGTCTGCCACTTCGTTAGGTCCATTAATCAGAAGGCCGCGAATGATCTTTGTTTCTGGTATCAAAACGACAGGTATAGATGCAGAGTATTCACGACCGCCATGAGTAAATGTTGCCTCTATGTCGATAACACCTGTTTCAGGATTGCTGAATGAAAACAAACCGTTCTCGGAAATGTTTGCCCAGCGATACCGATTACGGATTGTCCATTCAGGTGTAACTTCATACTCTTTACCGTTACTGTACTGAGAGTAGCAACGGAACTTGACGATGTTACCTTCATTCACATAAGACGAGCCCGTGATAACAATAGCGTTCATCACGGTAGGCTCCTTCTGTGCAACGATGTCCTTTGTGGCAGTGATATTAGGCAGACGGGCACGTACTCGGAAGTCCACAGGCTTCTCACCGATAGAACCAACAGTCAAGACACCTGCTTCATCTATAGAGTACTTGGTTGAGCTCCAGTCGGCACGAACGTATGCAGAATCACCGTTACTATAACGAACCAATGCACGGTACTGGCGCTTCGAGTTCTCGATGATGGTCTGCTCGCCAACAACTGTCAGGCTAACAACTGTCAGGATACCGTCTTCCACATCGATCTCGTGTGTAGCCGATACATTCACATAACCAAACGTGTACGATGCCGTTATAGTTGCAGTGTAACCGTCGTCGGACGGAAGTACGCGAGACGTACCATCGGGTTCTACTTTAATCTCAGCAGCACTGGATGTCCAGTATGCTAGAACATCCTTATGCGTACCGTCAGAGAAGAAAGCCGTGGCGATAAACTTAACAACGGAGTCTGAACGGGTTGTTGAGGGTCCGCTGATCTCCAAACGTTCAACCGTAACGCGATCAACCTTTAATACGGTAACAGGCAACGCGGTACTAAGAACACGCTTACCTGTATCAAGAGACGCTTCAATGTAAACGACCTTGTCTTCAGACACGCGAGTGAAGTCGGCCGCCCAGTTTTCGATTGCCACCTCGACATCCGTACAACGAATCGGTACGATCAAAGGCTCATCACCGCCAAGGGTTTCTGCGACCACTTCGTACACTTCAACATCATTGGTGTCCACCTTAGTAGGACCATCAATACGAATAGCCGTAATAGTCTCAACGTCATTACGAACTGTGACATTCAAGCTCGCACCGGAGCCTTTGTACGTGGCGTATATGGTAACAGGTACATCGTAATCGACAGAGCCGAACGTCGCTTCACCGCCACGGAAGTTCACAAGGCCTGTGCGGGATGAAGTGTAAGTGGCGTCATTACCTAAACGACGTGTGTATGTTATAGGTGTACCATCTTCACCAACGTAAACTTCATCAGCCAACAGTTCGTACTGCGCGGTCTGGAGCTCTTTAACGTCAGTTGGACCTTCGAGGCGAAAGTTGTCTAACGTGTTGGCACCGACGCCAAGATAGAGGTAACGTTTGGGAAACTTGGCAACCCAGCCTGCAAGACCCAGTTCGCCACCGATACCTATAGTCTCATAAGCTTCCTTGACAACTAGATGCCAGGGTGCGAAGTCGTAGAATACTTCCAACAACCTTTCTTTACGGGAGCTACCTTCTGGGATTGCAAGGTGAGCGTCCCCAGGAAGAATCTGCATAGAAAGATTGACGTGTGTAGTCTTATACCACTCACCGCCGTCAACCTGCAACGCACCCATAGGCTGAGGGTAGAAGTTCTGGTAGTCTTTCGTATACAAGGACTCTGTAGTAACGTATCGCCCCATGAGAAAGGATATTTGACGGTCGAACCCCTTGGTACCCGAGCGATCACAGTAATTGGGGAGTTGGTGCATGACATGATGAAGCGTATCATAGTTGTGACCAGCAATGTCTTCCGGCAAGATGAAGCCCATGTCTTCAAGAGCCATCTGCAAGACTTCTGGATCACGGCCGTAACTATAATCCCGAATATGTTCGAGCTGATTCATCGGATCACGTATGTATTTGTTCAGGAAGTTGGCATACGCTGTAGCCAAATCCTGATACCAAGTCTGAGCGAAGAAAATATCCGGCTCAAGGCCTTCAAACGAGATTGGTTTCATCAACTATCTCCCAGTACATCGCCCTTACGTTGGGTGTATACGACATTGACAAGGGGTTCGCCGTCCAACACAACGTAGTACGAAGCATCGCTCGGAGTTATGGAAGTTGTAGGTGAAATGACTTTAATGTAGTCCACCCCTTCTACTGTGGCCGCACGGTTAATATCATGCAACGTCAGCTCACGACCGAGAATACCAGCACGTCGCTTAAACAACTTCAGGATTCGTTCGGTGATCAGAGTTTTCACTTCTGATACCACGTAACCCTGCTTAATGTATGCAGTCAAAGCTACAGACACGTAGACCTTAGAAGGGTTCCAAGTCTGCAACTGGCCGAGAGCTTGAACGGTGTCTTCAATATCGTCAATGAACAGGTCCCACTGAGCAGACTTCGGGTTAGGATTTGAACCGCCCCAGTGATCGGAAGTCTTTGGTAGGATGCAGATACGCATAACGTTCTGCCAGCGCGGGTCGTTCGGTGCAATGTCGCGTTGAACAAACAAGGACACGTCAGCAACGCCGGGGTAGCGCATTATCCAACCACGCACCTCAGTCTTACTTATAGCTTTCTTGCGTGAGCGTGCCATCAAAGGACCGAATTGCTTGTAGTAAGCAGGGTCCTTAACGTCAGAGCCACGCACCATAGATGTGGTCGTCGTACCTCCAATTAATGGATACTCTACAGCACGTACTTCAGAACCGCTGATACCGTAAACTGCACTACCTTTAGACTTAACGCCGCGAATATGTAGTATTGCGTTGCTAGACAGCTTGGCACCGAACTCCCCATCACCGAACAAGAACGCAACGTCACCTGAGCCTGTAGTGAACTCGTAGTAGACGTTATCCGTATCAGTCAAGTCGAACATGGACTCTTCGGTACGATTCCATACGACAACATCACCAGAGTCTTTGTTCTCGACAGACACTTGAAGGTCGTTGTGTGATACGAAGAAGTCTGGGATACCGAGTGTGAAGGTGTTAAACTCCAGTGAGTCGTAAGTGGACAAATCAAACTCAAGGTCAAATACTTCGCCTTGATACAGATGAACTTCACCGATTGTCGAACCCGGTGCAAACACCAACTGCTCACGATTGTAAAACAACTCACCGTCTACCATGAATTGAGACATAACGGGCAACAACCGAGTCTCAGGGTAGTTGTTTGTCAGACGTGCTGTGGTTGATGACCCTGTACGTCGGCTGAGCGAGATACCTTTAGATACGATATTCTCATGTATGGATGACGCACGACGTGCCTTTGTAAGGAACGCTTCACGCAAACTGGTGAAGATGGCATGCTGGTTGATAGTCGTAGCGCCGGCAACCATATCCATGACAGTCGAACCTACGTTAGTAGGCATCAAGTCCTTCCACGCATTAGAACGACTCAACTCTACATGGAACCGTTGGCGCAGTTCCTCTTCATCTACTACTACTTTGCTGATTTCCATTGGCTACCTCACGCAACTTGCAAATTCAAACCGAAACGAAGGGTGTATGGTTTGTCTCCGATCTGTACCGCAATGTACGTAATGGAAACAATGTAATTCTGGTTTTCGTAATCAGGAGTTACGGTTACATTGGTCACTGTAATACGAGGCTCTGCGTTACGGATGAAGAGGCCTTTTATCTCAGCACGAATCTTGTCGGTAGTCACTTCATCCATAGGTTCAAACAGATACGCGATGATGTTTGTACCGAGACGAGGTTTACGCCATTTAGATCCAAGTGGAGTAAGAACGATCAGGAAGATATTCTGATCTATCGAGGCATAATCTTCAGCCAGTTCCTTACTCGTATAACGGGTCACATACAGGTTAATATCAGAATACGTAGGCATAATTAACTACCTGCAAACACATCGGGCGAACCATTAGCAGCAGACTCTCCACAAGAATGCCCGTCACCGTCTCGGTGGTCACCTAGTTGATTTACGAATACAGTACCGCTTGCAACTGTCGCCACAGGTGTGTGACAGGTTTTACAGCAGTGAGGTACGTAAGTATCGGTAAGACGCACCATAGCGATCTGATTGGCGTACACATCAGGGCTTGCTGATGAAGGTACGGTAGGAGGGAAACACCCGTGACCTGTTGAGCGATCCACACCTAGACGAATAACACGTTGTCCAGCCATGATAGAATCTCCTTTAGTTTGGTGTAAATTATCGAGACCTAAAGTTGTTGGAAACGAAAAATCCGAAGCGCACTTACCTTATTCAGGGGTGCCACTTCGGATTGAGTGCGTCGGATCATACGTCAGGAGTAGCGGCAAATATACGTCCTTTACTATCTCGAAATACCCGATTGGTAGACTGTGCTTGTAGGTACTCAGAAGCCGTAAGCTTAGAAGCGAGTACCAACTTCAAGTTAGAGTCACACAGATCATCCAACAGAAGTTCGAGCCTTGTGTAAGGTATTGCCATTCCTTTCTCTCCGTTGGTACGCATTAAAACGTAACCGGGACAGGTTGAATCACCGTCACACGACACAGGGCGCCCACATACACAAGCCGGCCGTTCTTCCGGGTTGAGTCCAGGTACCGCTGTATCATTTAACGTATTACCATAACTGGTAGTCATCGTGACGCTCCCTTCTCCCCAAGAAGTTTTTAACCGAGACACGAGGACGCTTTCCAGGAGTTTCTACCTGCTGATCAGAGTCCTTGTCTCGCTTCTGGGTTCGTTTAATACGATTAACGAGCTGCTTTTCGTCGGCGTCCTCTTCAGGTTCTTCGACATAAGTACCGTTAATTGTACGTCCACGATAAGGCAGATCAGATTCCCACAACTGGATATTGATTCTAGCCATTCTCGAAGCTCAAGTAGTAGGTGTTGGCCCAGTTACCCGGCCAGTCGGTACGATAGAGAAGATACTCGCGGTAGTTGTAGTATACAGGCACCCCACCAAGAGTTTCAGCCCAATCGTCGAGCGGCCAGGACGCACCATCGAAACCGCCGACCATGCCGTTAGAATCACGAAACGTGGTTTCACCGTAGTCAGCAGGTACAAGAACGTAGAAGTAATCTTGCTCAAGTGCCTGATTGAAACTGATGGCATTCGTCTCGTATGGAGTGCTCAGAGAGCGTATGAATACCGCTGACATCTGGCCTGAGTTAGTGTAGTCTTCAATACGACCGGTACCGTAAAGAACCTGTTGTGTCTTATCCAGAGACAGGTCCGGCGGTGGCGGCTGTACGTAAGGTGTTGTGCATATTAAGCTCATTCTTTTAAGTGCCCCGGCCACAGGTAAACGCGGAAGTTATTCTCCGATTCTTTTCCCAGCTTAGGGATTAGTTTCGGAGCCCCTTTCTTTCGTCTGATCGTTACTTTAACGCGGCGTTTCTTCTCACTCATCGCACGTCACCAATGATCACAGAAGATGTCTTGAACTTGATCGGAGAGACTGCCAAATCACGGCTGATGTTCTCGATCAATCCATCATCAACACCTTCGGATTCCATAGTCAGTGTGATATGCTGCTTGAGCATAGGGAAAGAGTGACTACAACCAGCGCGAGCCAGTCGCCCATGATAGACGGCCAATCCCGGAGAGCAAACATTGGCTGCAAGTGCGCGAGTACCTTTATGTCCGATGAAGGTCTCAAGTCCGATCAACCAAGCATCTACTCCCGGCATATCATTCTT